TGTCGAGATTGTTTCGTTAAAGGAAGAAGTGCAAAAGTGCAAAAAGGAACTCGATGACCCAAAGAAGAAACAAGAAGAAAGCTCAAAAGATGCAATGAAATGTGTCAATGACAACATAGACAACTTTGACATTCTCAATAAAATCCTAGACGACGAGGATGACGTCATATACTTGTACTACGACAAGTGCAAGATGCTTCCATTCGTAGTCCATGGCCAAAAAAGTGATGTCGAAAAGATTCGTGCTCGGCTAAGCATGCCTCAATTCTGCAAAGACATTGCAAATCACCCCAAACTCGAAGAAGTGTGCAAGTATTATGCGCTCGTGCTTGCTAAACATAGCAATATGACGTTTGAAGCGACCGATACCAATATTAACACCATCACGACAAAGTTGTACAAATCCATCACAGGAAAAGATATCGAACAAAAGCCTATAATCGACTCAATATCGGCCCCTAATGCAACTCAACCCGATTCACACCGGTCGCAACTAACCCAAAAAAGTTCGACTAACTCAAGCGCACCAAAACCAAACCCCCAAACCGACCACTTTGAAATGATCAAGGAAATACTCAACAATGCGTCAAATGTCGTCCACATAGCAGAAGTTCCGCTTGTCTTTCTGAAAGACGATCCCAAGTTGGAACCCAAGTTGAAGGGCATAGAGGGCCAATTAACATTTGATCATTTGAAAAGTTTGGATTCCAATACCCTTGACCAAGTATTAAACACTTTGAAGAGCATCATAACAAAGAATAAACTCAAGTATGGGGAAAATGTCGACATTGATGCGTTACATAAAGCCATTCTCAATCGGGTAAACGACCAACGTCAAAATGCACTGGAAACGACATCAAATTGCGTGTACCAGGCCGCGTTTCAAGACAATGTCATCCGTTTCCCTCTAAAACACGATCCAAACACACCCAAGTACTTTGTCATTCCGTTTCGACTAGAACAGCCTGATCCACCCAAACTCCCCGAAGCATTTGATATTGATTTAGAAAAGGTGTGTCAGTTGATTGCGAAAGTCATCATAAACGATAGCGTCTATAATGTCGATCATAGTCGTGAACAAGAACTTACGGAACTCTTGAAAAATAATGCCAAGGTCCTAGGCCAGACGCCTGCGTTTTCCCGGTCTCTTTCACCGTCATCTATTTAGTTTCGCATATCTTCGGAATAGGAACTGTATATCGCGTCCATACACGGCTAGTATCAGGAGCATTCTCGATATGCAACGTCGCTTGTAGCTTGGCATTTTTATCGACACGGAGCTCGCACCAATTGCGTTTGGCAACAAGACCACGTACGTCACCCGTGTCGAGACGCACGCCGAGCGAGTGGTCCGCCCCCTGACGCTTTGGGAGACGTCCAAGGTTGTACATGGAAATTAGTGGCGCGGGTGCCGGGTGATTTCCGATGGGGCTCGATATGACTTGCATCATCGACTCGGGCGCCTCGGGTCGCACAAATCCCTGAGGCGTCCACCGGTGCATCGCCCCAAATCCTCCGCAATGTACGTCCCCACTCAAGATCGTGATGCGAATCCGGAACTCTTTGGCGAGATTCACAAGACGACGCAAGAGGATTGCGCGCTCCTTGACGTGGGTGGACGCATCCCATCGGTCCATGATATCGTCGATCAAGTCGATGTCGCCGGTGTAGCCATCGCCCAAACGTAGGATGCGAACGATGGGGTTGAGGAGCTTGAGAACCGTCTCCATTGTGCGCAACGGCGGATAGCCGCCAATAGGGATGGCGAGCACTAGCATCAAATGATCGAATTTACCCCGTTGTGCGCGCAAGGTGCGCTCGAGTTCGTCGAAAAATGTATCGTAACCCTGGGGCGTGGTGACGGTCTCGAGCGTGCGAGCGGATCGATTGTCAATCGTGGCGACCATGAGACGTGGTCCGGCGCGTGTAATCATATGGTGTTCTCGCTTGGTCGAGTTGGCAGGTGCCGGGCAAGTGGGCAAGAGACCCATGGCCTCACAATCGGCCGTGTCATCATGCGATCTACAATGTTGTTGGAACAAAAAGTAGTACTTGCGTGCGGCACCGTAGATGGCGCGGCCCACGGGCGAATCGAGAAAGGCGTCCTCGTACGACCCCCAACCATCGATAACGTCATGGTCGTCCCAGACAAACATATAGGGCATCTTTGCGAGAGCGGCTTCGAACCCCTTGACCGAAAAGTGGTCTATGTAGGCATTCAAGAAGTAGTCGTCGATGGCCTCGAGTGTGACACTGTCGAGTGGGACGTTGTCGCGGTATTTGATGATGGCCTCTTTGACGCACGGGATCTCGGTGACTCCATCAAAGTAGCCTTGATCCCCGCCACCGATGAGCAAGTTGATGGGGCGTTCACGATGGCGTCGGAGCATGTGCATCCATGTCTCAGAGATGCAGTCGCCCGGTGCTGGCTTTTCGAAACCGTTGCAACTGAAAAAGGCAATGTTCCAATTGTCATAGACGCCGGGTACGAAGAAAGAACCGATGTAAAAAACTTTATTTTGTTGACGGATCGAGTAAGTGTTGGACACCTGCCAACGATCCATGGGGACATGGAGAATAAAGCGCCAGAATTCGACGCCTTTGTTGGAATAAACGCGCTCACCATGGACGACACAAGACTTGACACGGGCAACTGGGTCGTGGACGCCCTCGTCGATGTCGAATCCGATGAGCAGCGAGCCGATCCATGTGTTATTGCGCGTGTCTATATAACGCAAGAGTGGACCAAACATCGTATATGTATAAGCTAGATTTTGCATTTGCTCATCGCGAGGAGCAACACCACCCCCTCGATTTCATCGTCCGGGATCAAACCCCGCTCCAAACACCACTTAAGGGCCATCTTGGAATCGGGCTTTTGACGTAATAACGAGCAATAGAACTTGCGTCCAGGGTCGTTATCGGGCGGGGTTTCCTTGGTTTGACCGAGGCGTCCAAACTTGGACTCGGCGGCCGTCTTGACTTTTAGCTCTTTTTTCTTGGGGGCCGTGGTTGTCTCGGTGCTTTTCTTCTTCTTGCTGGTCGTGGAAGTAGTACCGGTAGCGGTAGCGGCAGTTGTCGTAACCTTCTTCGACTCTTTCAAGGACGCACCGCCCATCTCGGCAATGAGTGAGCTGACCAATCCTTTGACATGTTTCTTGGCAGGCATATCGATTCTGGGACAAGGCACAATAGGGCTTTGCTCGAGAATAGTTAAAAAAGATCGATAGATTGAAGGTCATCAATTTTTTCGCGAGACGATCACAAAGCCGGTGACCAGCGCCACGAGTAAAACGATTTGAAACACGTTAAAGTAGAAATTATTGTAGTAGTCGAGGTGTGTTGGTTTTTCTTCTTTGTCCTTTTTTGTCTCGTCACGTTTCACGACAGATTTAACGGCATCTTGCTTCACGACTGGTTTACTGGCCTCTTGCTTTACGACTAGTTTACCGACTTCTTGTGCGACAACGAGTTTACCGACTTCTTGTGCGACAACGGGTTTGGTGTCGGTTGTTTTAACAACTGGAGGGGGTGTAACCGTGGTAGCAGGTACTAGGGTCGGTGCAATGACTTTTTGAATGTTGTTCACGGCATCGATTTTCTCAGTTTTTTCAGACGAAAATAATCCCTTTGTTAAACCACTTAATTGATCCAGTGAGTTTTCTGTACCTTGTTGGGTGGCATACGCCAACATCATCTGCACAATCAAAGCCATGCCCATTTCTTCGGCAAGGGGATCGTTCGAGTCGCCAAAGTTGTCGCTAAAATTGACGTTTTCAGGGCGGAGGGGATCCCCTATTCTAGGGGCGTCTTCATACTTGCTGCCATTTGTGCTGCAACACACTCCCGTCGCAGCCAACACATCGACACACGGTGTCATCTTGATGCACGCGTCCGCGGGTGGCACATAGCTGAGCATTTTATCCAGTCGCGGAGGGTTGGCCGTATCGAGATAGCTAAATTGCTTGACAAAGGCATTTGCTTCCTCGTCGGTATATACATTTTCATGCACGTAACTACGCGGCAAGTAGGCATCACCGTCCTTGTAAATCTTGTATTGGTTGGGGTCCATCATGTTTTCGACAAACATTTTGAGGTTGGATCCCTCGATCTTGTACATGGGATTGAGGTACTTGGCAACGTTGTTCCGACACGAGGTGTCGTTGCTGTCACACACGTTGGCACCACATGAAACAGTGCAGGCCGTTTCAGCGTCATTACACTTTTTGTAGCAGCCGTAAAAGAAGCCGTCTGCTAGTTGCACGGCGTCATTAGTGGGGATGATGCGCGTAGTGGGCGCGGGCGTAGGGGCAGCTCGAAACACGGAAGCGGCCTCTTCTTGCACAACTGAGGACATGTTCAGGGCGTAACTCTGAAACATCAAGAGAAAAAAGTTACGTCAACCACCTACATCTCTGATCACCTATTCCACCACTTCGGGGAACAAATGATGGCGGTACGCAAACAACTTTTTGTAACACTTTCCGATCGTGACTTGAGAGATCTCGCACGTCTCGGACAATTCCTTCTTGCTAAAATCCAGCTTCTTCACCACGCCCACGAGATATATACTCGCAGCGGCGATCGACGGAGGTGTGCTATCGCACACGAGATTCAATCGGTCTGCCGTGACCACGACATGTCGGGCAAGGTCGCGGATCGATTGGTCCAAGTTCATCCTCGAGCAAAAGCGTTGGATAAAGTCGGCGGGCGTCGAGCTCTCCATCTGCATCTTCATCATTTCCATGAACTTTTTACAACCCTTGGTCATGGTGGTCGTCTTCAAGTTGAAGATCTTGGCAATCTCTTTGGTGCTTCTCGGCACACCGTGATGCTTGCACGACATGTAGATGCTCGACGCAATGAGACCCGATCGGTTCTCCCCACGCGATATCTGCATCTCCGAGAGCTTCTTGTAAAACACCTTGGCCTGCTCGATGATCGTCTTGGGGATGCCACTGTTCGTGGCGTTGACCGTCAGCGTGTCAAAGATATTGTAGAGGCTTCGCTCCTTATACGTCATGCTGTTCCAACGATGGTACTTGCGAAGCATCATCATCTCGTACGAGTCGTTGCTGCTGTAGCCGATGACCGAGCCGAGAGACGAGTCAGGCAAAAGATCGCTCGTCGGCATGCCACACCTCGAAGGGTCCACGCCCTTGTTGTCGTCTCCACCGTAGAACCGCCATTCCGCCGTCATGTCGATGTAACGCGACAACACCGACCCACAGTCTTGACACACATAGTTGGATTCGTCCACGGCCACATTAGACGACGTGCAGTGCTTGCACACATCCGATAAATCGACTCCTTCTTCAATAGGAGCTCTAGGTGCTAATGTCAATTGTTCGAACAAGGACCACGCTTCCGCAATGCTGGTTTCCGATGAGTTCGACATTGGACATAATGATGTTATTCGTGTTAGCTTTATATCACTTTTCCTGGTGCGCGTTCAATATTTTCACCACCGTTCTACATTGGCGCGAATGATCGGCGCAGACATGTAGTTGTGGTGCATATAGCTGAACGTTTTCAACTTGTGCTTGCACTGCATCGCGATCGGTGGCGGAGGCGGGGGAGGGTATGCGTGTGTGAGCTCGCACAACTTTTTCTCGATATTCGTCCGAAGAGGCGTAGGGATGTTTGAAAAGTCGATGAGTTTGCGGTTCAACTCGTACTGCAGGCGTATCTCGTCGTTCTTCAACAAGCTATCGAGCTCTTGCGGGTTGCTGACCAGGGCCGATGCGCGCTTCTTGCCGATGCGTTTGGCGATCGGAGGAATGTTGTCGCTCTTGTCGCCCATGATAATCTTGGCCATCAAGTAATCCTGGGGCGTGTGCATCACGCGGTTATGCAACGGAGCGCACTTCATGTCGATCACGTGCGTATGCTCGCCCACAAGCTGGATATAGTCGTTATCGTTTGACACGATGTACACTTCCGTCTCGGGATTATTCGCGTGAATGGCGTTGGTCATCAGAGCAATCACATCGTCCGCCTCGGCGCGGTCCAACTCGACGACCTTGTATCCGTGCGTCTCTTTGAGCGCATCGATGATTTCCGAATATGTGTAACGAAAGATGCACGCGTTGAACTTATTGGGGGAACGGTCGTCACGATTCTTCTTGTATTCGGGGAAAATGTCCTTGCGCCAAATATCGTTACGCGAGCAGTCCTTGGCTAATATGACATTCGTGTTGGGAATGTTGAAGCGTCTTTGAAACTTGAACAACATGTTTTTAAACATACTCGTGTATTTGGTGATAAACTCGACATTGTCCATAATGTTGTCGTGATCGATCGCTTGATCGAGTTCGTTCTTGTACCAAGAGGCGAGTCCAGTGTAGCATGCAAACACGTAACAAGAAGTGTCGATGAGCAACACATTTCGACGCAAATTCATTTCTTGTACTTGTACACGACAAGGTCTTGATATTTATAACTCATTTTTTTATCCTTATATGAACTTACGGGACGCGTTCTTATATGCCAATTGAGCGGAAGTCGAAGACCATATACGGTCACTTTCGCTGTATAAAAAATGAAAAGATGCTTAAGAAGAATCAAAGACTATAATACAGCAACGATGGGCATCCCTTTTTACTTTAAAAACATTGTGAGCAAGCATCCCGACATTGTCAAGAAGCCTACGCCCCAATGCCAACGCCTTTACCTCGACTACAACTGTATCGTCCACCAGTGTGCCGCCCAAGTGACTAAAGACTGTGCATCTACAGACGTCGACCGTATCCACGACCGCGTCATCCAAGCCGCCATCGAGTACATCGACAGTATTTGCGATGTGTGCGAGCCCAAAGAGCTCCTATACATCTCGGTCGATGGTGTTTGCCCTCGTGCCAAGATGAGCCAGCAACGCAAGCGTCGTTACATGTCCGTCTGGCAAAAGCGCGAGATGGAGCGAGAGCGCACTCGATTGTGCTTGCCTGCCGTCTCGGATGTCTGGGACAGCAACATCGTGACACCCGGCACCCCGTTCATGAATAAGTTGGACTCCCGACTCACCGAGTATGCTACCAAGAAATCCAAGGGCGGATTGCGTGTCGTGTGCTCACCCAGCTCGGAGCGTGGCGAAGGCGAACACAAGATTGTGCAGCATTTGCGTGGCGACACGGGCGCTAAGAACAATGACACGGTGATTTACGGATTGGACGCGGATCTCATCTTGTTGAGCTTGATCTTGCGAGACGGAGGCGACGGACCGGCGGTCAAGCTTTTGCGAGAGCGCCCCGAGTTTAACGTGCGCATGAGCGAAAATGCTCCCTTTTGCATGTTGGACATTGGCGAGCTAGAGGCCAGCATCCACGAGTCCTTTTGCGAGAACGACGAGGAGTTTGGCATTCGCGAGAAGGTGCGAGACCTGGTCATGTTGACCACTCTCGTCGGTAACGACTTTCTCCCGCCCCTTTCGTATCTCAAGATCAAGGAGGGTGGATTGGACACTCTGATCAAGGCATACAATGCCGCACGCGAAGTTTGCGGATCACACATGCGTCTCGTCGCACCCGAAGGTGATTGCAATTGGTTGTTTCTCGACGCGGTGCTCAAGGCACTGCTCAAGAACGAAGACGTCAACTTTGCCGCTGCGAATGACGCCTACTACAAGCGCAAGCCATTTCAGTTTCACACGCAAGATCCCGGCAACCCTCTTTGGCAAAAGCAATACGAACTCGACAACTACACCGTGTTCAACCGCTTCAAGGGAAAGATCAATGCCACAAAACCGGGTTGGCAACAAGACTATTACACTCAATTGTTCGGGTCGTCCGACGACGTACAGAACGCATGCCGAAAGTACGTCGATGGGCTCGAGTGGAATTTCGAGTACTATTTACACGGCAACCGCGCACCCGGAAGTCGTTGGTACTACCCCTACGTGTACTCCCCGACAATCAAGGACCTAAGCAACTACGTCGCGATGCGCATGTGCGTGCAGGACTACACTACGTGTGCGTTCGACATGTTCGACTATACTTCCGATTTGCAGTTGTTGATGGTGTTGCCTCCCGAGAGCATCCGCAAGTTTTTGCCACATCGCGCCCCCGTCACTGACGACCCTAAACACGGCTGCATGGACATGTATCCTAGCGAATTCAAGATTGCGACTTACCTCAAGCACCAACTATGGGAGTGTTCGCCGTTGTTGCCTCCAATCGATGAGGATAGGCTAAAGAAGTATATCACTGGCGTGTAAGAGCGAGTGCCAAATAAGAAAAAATTAAACGTGTTTTTTATGAGAACGACAATACACGGTCGATGCTCACTTGTTGCATGTGGTTCACTTGAACGCGGTCGTCTTCGCTCATGAGCGTGTA